CCAGGGTAAAACTTAGGTACTAATGGTAAAAGTGTGTCTCCAATATAAAGTGTTGAAAGAAATTCAAAATAAACCTCAGAGACCACACATTTTTTGATAGATAGCATGTGATTGCACCGCCTCAAGTAATACTCATATAGTGTCAGAGCGGTTTGCAGTATCTCATCAGCATTTTCACAGTCTGGTATTGCGATATAGCCAGCGCTATCATCAGAGTGGGCATCCATCCTGAACTCTATATCAACACCATACATCCTCTTTATGGTCTCTATGATTTTAAGGCAAGAATGCTGCTGATTGAATGCATGCATTAAAGATGAGAGATAATTGAATATACCCATGACAAAACTATAAGGCATTGTAAATTTGTATGCATATTCCTTCTCCCCGGTATGCTTGTTAACATAGTAAAGGTCATCAATACGCTCAAAATATTTTAGAAACTCAGAATGGGCTTGACTGCTAGCATAAGCTTTATAAGCGGCAGGTGATATCACTACGCTCTTCTTGAAATAAGCTCTAGCCACAAACAAGAATAGGTCCACCATAGATTTGGGCAGTACAGGTGCTAGACCCATTATGAAGCTGACATACTTTGAGAATTCAGACTTAGGGCCCCATCTCATACAGTCAAAAACAAACTTGTAAATCTTCATTTTACGATTAGGTGTCTCAAAATTTCTGCTGTGGATTATCTTTAGTCTGCGGTTGGAAGACTGTGAGATCATCTCATTGTCTACATAGGTGCATAGAACACCAAAGAATTGTTCTAGTGGGTTGATAACAACTTTCCCATTCAAAGTCATGACGTAGATTTCACGCCCCCCTCTATACTGGACTTTGTCAACCACATGAAAAACTATTTCAAAATTGTCCTCATCTTCTATCAGTTCTTCAATTTTATCATACATAGTCCTGTTCAGATCCCAAAATTTCCTATTTTTCTTTGCGGTAGGCTCATCTGACTCAAGCAACCTTCTTAATTCTTCAATGTTGTATTCTTTATTTTCCATTATTTCAGACACCACAACTTCAGCACTCTTTTTCCCAAAGAAATTTTTATTTGGCATTTTGCTTTTCTTCAGTTCCTTTCCCCTTAAACCTGACTCATTCATTATGCTTGTCCATGGTTTGTTCATAATGTTGACCCAGGCATTATGAATCTGAGGTAAGCAATCTTTTGCTCTGAAATAATCAGAGGCAAATGTTCCTAATTCAAAATTATAGTTCTGATCCGTATAAAAATCGTTGTTGAAAACATCAACACCAGACTTGTTACACATGAAAGATTCTTCTAGGCTGGTGTAGTTGAGCTTAGTAACGAACTCTTTG